CGTATTGTGAGTAGCAGCTGTAGATCCAAATGCACCTCGTGTTACTCCCGTTAAAGTGTTTCCACTATAACCAGTATAACTAATAATTTCTGTTCCTACTAATGCACCATAAGTTGGAGTACCACTTGGGTTTGCAATCGTAGGTTCAAAAGGTGCTGTTGTAACTCCATTAAATCCAGTTACGCTTGTTAAAACAACTGTAGTTGTAGTTGCATCAATAGTTCCATTTAATGTTGTTGTATAACTAGTATACAAACCAGGAATAACTGTGTAACCCGCAGCTTTACAAATAGTTGCTCCAGTAATTCCATCTACATTTGCAATATTAGAAAAACCAAAAACAGGACTTCCTGCAACCGGTCCATCACTATTAATTGTATCAGGTGTTCCTGTACCAGGAGAAGTAGTAGGAGCTCCTCTAAATCTTACAGTGTCTCCATAACTTCTTTGATGATTAAGAGAATCTACATTTATAATCGGTGAACCTCCAGCAAAAGTTCTTAAAGGATTAAAATCTAAAAATCTTAATGATTGTGGTGAAGGTTGTTGTGGTCTTGTTTTAGGTAAAGCTGTTGCATCTGCTTGACTTGGTTTAGGATCTAGTTGTGGTTGTTTAGATTCAAACTCAGAATAATGTACAAACAATCCGTTCCATTGTGTAACCATTTCATTCCATGGGAATGCTTGACCACTAATGTCAGATATTGCTAGTGCGTATTTTCCTTGTGCAAATCTTGCCATAATTAAACGCTAGGATAGTAGGTCTTAGGTGTAACAAAAGTACTGTTGCTTGACCCATCCGCTGCCTCCGCTCTTAATAATTCATCTTCGTAAAGAAGTTTTAAATTTTGTGTTCTGTCTGGAGCATATTTCATACTTAAGTAATATGCTAAACCTGCACACATTGCAGGAATATAATAATAAGGAACATCCGCTGCATTTGTATAATCGCCTGCATCATCAATTCTTTTCATGTAATAAAATTGAACTCTATCTCCAGCCTGACTTGATCCAGGAGTCGTATATAAAGTGATTGTAACTTTATCTATAAATCTTTGAACCCAGTATTGAGAAGGTTGCCCTTGGGCTAATTTATTAGAAAGAGCTGAATAAGTTGATCTTGAAATTTTTGTTAAAGGACTATCTGATTGACTTGTAGTACCTGCACTACTTCTATAAGAAGCTTCAAATACATCGTCTACACCATATAAAGCAGCACCTGCACTATCTAATAAAGTAGAAGTACCATCTCCACTTGATCTATAACCAATATATTGATTTGTACCAGCTACTAAAGTTAGATAGCCATCACCTATTTCCCATAAGTGTACACCTCTATTAGCCCATTCTTGAAAAAGAATATTTAAAGATCTTCGCGCAGTTTTAAGCTGGTAACCAGCCACACCACGAATTCCAATTCTTTCAAAAGCTTCTTCTACAATATCATCAATTGCAAAAGTTTTTCCAAAAGTAAATGTACCGGAAGTAGTGTTCGCCATTTAACCTCCTATTAAAATTCGTAATATTTAAGCCATTCAGTAACAATAGAATAAGTATCACCAGCAGTATGTGCAGGAATAATTATATTAACATCCCCGTTTGCATTCCCACCAGTGTTTGGATTTACTAAACCTCCGATATTACTAAAGTCCCAACTATCATATCCATTTAAAGATAAAATAGTTTCATCCCCACCTGAATTTTCCCATGTAAGTCTTGCCGCATCTGCAACTGCAGTAATATTTATATCAAACCAAATTTTATTTAATGATATTCTATTACATGCTTGGTTACGTTGAGATTTAGCTAAAGCAGAAACATCTATAGTAGTTGTTCCAGTACTTCCATCTTTAGAAGCATCTATGTTAAAAACATGGATTAGTTTTTTAGTTCCATCGAACTGTGTGTTTATTGTTGGATCGTAAGCCATTTTATTTTCTCCTATTAAAGAGTGGGGTCATTACACCCCACTCAGAGTTAATTATTATTGTAGGTTAATATTTTGTTGGTACAAAATAGTAGCTCTAACTTCACCGGCATTAGTAGCACCTGTACTTGTCCAAGTGATTCTAACGTCAGACGTTCCTACGTCTGCCCAAGCTAATGCTCCACCAGCTTCAGTAGTTGGATATGCTCTTCCAGCTCCAGAACCTGTTGTGATATTATAAGAATTGATGAAAGTAGCATTTCCGCCAACTGTATCTCCGATACTGAAAACGCAAGTAGCATTTCCCATCGCTGTTGGTTTATCAAGTACTATATCAATGATTTGTGAGTTAGCTGGAATAACAACATCAGTTACGTTTGCCGCAGAAGCCCCACTCGCAAGTGCAGTTCCTGTTGAAAACGTTTGTGCCATTACCACTTGTCCTGTATTTTTAATATTAGTACCAAGTGATGTTCCAGTTGTATTGTTGATCGTTCCCGCTTTTATCGGTCCCGAAAATGTAGTTGTTGCCATAATTAAATCCTCCTAGTTTTTGAATACTGTCTCTAGGCCGTCGACTATACGCGTCAGTATTCTAAATTAATTGTATAGTAAATTGTTTATATAGTAGATTTTAGTGGAGTGCAAGAGATCCTACAGGAAATGTACGATTTCAGCGATGTAGCTTTGTTTAAGTAGCTACAGAAACTTCTGGAGCAGAATTTTGGACACTATTGTGTCTGTGAGCAATTTCAGCTTCTGCAAGCTTGATCTCAGTGATGACTTGTCTAATTTTGTCATCAATTCTGACCATATCAAGAGTATATTTACCATTGTCAATATGCTCCTGTTCCCACTTCAACTCCAAGGACCTTTTTTGTTTGTATAGGTCTTGTATCATCTATAACCTCCTCATAGGTTATTCTGTTTACTCGGTCATCATAAGAATTTCCGAGATATTCCCAATTTATACTTTTTTCTCCCAATTTGTCAAGGATTGATTCTTCAAGAGAAATAGCGTTATCTTCCGCAAAAACATTAAATTTTGCGTAATGGTCGTAAGCCCATATAGTTACTAGGAAATTTTTCATATATTCACCCTTATAAATAAAAAAGGGGCCGTTTTGAGGCGGCCCCTTAAATTGGTTAACTATTAAGCACCTTCAACACCGAAGATACCTCTAGGGTCTGATACTCCAAAAGAGTATCTTTCTCTAGCTTTGTATCTAACGTTGCCAGTTGAAAAGTCACCTTCCATTTTAGTTTGGATAGGTAGTCTTTCAAAGTACTTCATACCATTAGGCACGTCAGTGATAATGTACCAAGAATCAGTATCTGTAAGATAGTGATTTACTCTGTATCCTTCAGGGACCATTCCCATATTCTTAAGAGCATTGATATCGTTATCAGCTGTACCAGTTCTACCTTGAGATTTTAACAATCTCTCAGCATTGAATTGGTTCTCAGAAGGAACGATCATTTTCATTCCTCTAGCTGCGATTTTAAGACCTCTTTCATCAGTCATTGCAGCAATGTCAATCATTGCTTGCTCTAACGATGTTTCGTTAAGGTCTGCCTGTGTAGTTAATGTGTTTTGGAAAGAACCAGCGATCGTTGGGTGCGCTGTGTTGAACAAAGAAACTGCATCACCAGAATCATAGTTGTCTGTAGTAGGCAACCCTTGATTTAGTGGATTAGCTGCTTTGATCTGTTTAGCGTTAGCCATAGATCTCGCTAGTGCTTTTGTATATCTAGACGAAAGTCTATCATACAGGTTATCTTCCATTGCTTCTTCAGTTAAAGCGAATGCAAGAGCCACTGTTTCGTTAGTGTATCTTGCAGTAAATGTTTCTTGTGCATTGTCGTATGCAACTGCTGAACCCTCAGGTTTAACATATGCATTAGCAAAGCCAGATAACATTACTTCTTCTTCAAAAGCTCTGTCAGAAGACTCAGTAGTATAAATTTCTTTATGCTCTGAATCGTATCTTTTATACTCAAGGCCGAACAAGGCGTTTAAACCTGGCTCAAGCTCTTTTACGAGTTGTTGTCGTGATATTGCCATAATTTATCTCCTTATTACGCTGCCCCGGCGCTTCCAGATCCTAATAAATGCTCATTCACCATCACACGCCAGTTGACGTTCGCTGATGCGATATCATTATTTTCAGGGTCTCTTGAAACTCCGATTATTTTAAATTGCCCAGTAGTTCCTAACGTACCATCGTCAAATTCCATTGAGCTTACTCCGTTCAAAGTTGAACCACTTGTACCTACTAAATCCGCACATTTGAAGATGTCAGCTTGTGCTGAAGCACCTGCATTGTCTGATTGGATTTCGTACATTTGTGATGGACTGTCATACACAAATGCTTCAACCGTTCCACTTGCAGGTGGAGTGATTGATCCAGGGTAGTAGTTTTTGAACGTAGGTTTTAATGTAGTTGGGTCATTGTAGAAACATCCCCAGAATGCGCCCAAGTTTAATACTAAACCAGCTGTTTGCAAGTCAATGTATCCAGTACCTGTAGCAGGTGAACCTACTAAAGCACCTTGGAATATTACACTCGCATCGCCTGGATTGATATTATAAGAACTCATTCCAGTGGAATCATCTTGTTGACCAACTGTCTTTAACGGTCTTAGACCGAAAGCGGCATCTTGATTAGCCATATTTGTTTCCTCCGTATGTGACCTGTCCTTGCGGACCTCCAGTCACGGTTAATGTAATTCTCGTTGATAGTAATTGTTAAAAAACTTTTACTTACCACCGAAAGATTTGCTAGAGCGGCTATCATAACTGATAGGCATGCTCGGGTGCTGATCCTTCAGTAAATCGTTTTTGACAGCATCGTCTCGTTCTTTAGCTTTTTCACTATAGTACCTCTGACGTGCTTCGGCGATCTCATTCGGTATCCTTGCCAGCAAAAGGCCTCCAACTCCGATCACTCCCTTGTGTTTGCCATCTTGAACGACTGGATAATCTGTGTCTTTAAACTCTGATGCTGTAACTAATTCATATCCTGATCTTAATTTACCAGCGATATTCTTAGTGTCATCAAAGCCCAAACTTTCAGCTCTTATCCATCTGTGTCGAAATCCATCCGGCGCAGGTGGTGCATCTAAAGATGAGGGTGGAGTCCATTCCACGGGACGCTTAGTAGCTTCCCTTGTCTCGGACGCGCGTGAGTCTTTTTTAACTTCCTCTGTAACTTTTTCAGTTTCAGTTTTAGATTTAGTCATATGCTTATTACTCCTCTACGTTTAATTGTTTTGCATACTCTTCAAGTGGCACATTCAATTTTTTAGCAATTGCTACCTGTGATGATGTGAGCTTCACAGTTTTGCGACCAGTACCTCTTTTTACGTTTCGCGTAGCCGAAGCTACAGTTTGTGTAGGTCTCGTCGATTGTTCTGTAGTATTACCAAATTTATGCGGAAATTCAAGCTTTATTCTTCTATCTAATTCCACATAATATTCGTCAGATTGTGGGTCAAAACCTTCCTCTTCTACCAATCTTTTGTGCATATCAAACGCTGTATAAGTCATGGCATTATCTTTACCAAACCAAGCGTTTTTTTGTGCCCATTCAGTTGCTTTCGCATCTGGAACTGGTTGTTGAGGGGGTTGTCCTTGTTGAATATTTGTTGGTTGTTTAATTAATTCACTCTTCTCTTTAGATTTAGCTTCTTGATTAAGTTTCATTTCAGCTAATCTTGCTTCTTCATAGCCTAATTTAGCAATTTCTTTTTGTGCTTCAATTTCGGCATCAATACTTCCGCTATCTCTAGCATCTCTTAATTTGCTTTTAGCAGCATCAAGACTAGAAGTAATTCGACTTTCCATTTCAGATACATAACCTGTATCTAATTTAGTTAATCTCTCTTTTAGAGTTTTTTGTTCTCTTAAAACATTTTGAGCATATCGCGTTGCTTCATCCCTTTGACGTTCTGATTCACGCATACGCTTAGTAAGTTTAGCGATTCGTTTTTTAACTCCTTCGCCATACTCTTCTAATTCTGTTTCTTGTTTTGGTTTTTCTTCTGTAGCTGTTTCTTGTTTTGGCTGTTCTTGAATAAGCTCTTTGGGAGCTTCTTCTTTTTTAGGCTCGTCTTTTACTTCGACTTCACCTTCTGGTTTTTCCGCAGGAACATCAACAATTTGTGCTCCTTCTTTAACGGGTTCTTCTGGTAAAGTAACTTCTGCTCCCGGACCATCGGTTGGGATGTCTATTACTTTATCTTCTTTATCTTCTGGCATAAGTTTCTCCTATGATTAATATTCATGCAAGATATCCTCTGGATTCTTGATTGTTGCTAAAACTTCATCGTCGTTTAGCAGACGAACTTCGCCACCTTCTATTTTTATTCTAGAGCCTGCATAACGCGCAAACATTATCCAGTCTCCAACTTTGCACCAAGGCCCATCTGGAAATCTTTTTTTATCTCCATATGCATCTGGCCCCATTGCTAAGATATTTCCACACTGTGATGCTACTTGTTGTTTTTCTAATGTATCTTGTCCCATTATAATTCCACCTTTTGTTTTTTCTTTCATTTTAAATGGAAGGACTAATATACGCCAACCTGTAGGTTGTGGTAATTTTGTTGATTCTTCTGTTACTTTTTCTGGTTTTGATTTCTTTACACCAATTAGATCATTGTTTGGTGTTAATATCGATGACTGTTCCTGTTTCATTTTCTTCTGGCTCCTTATTAGTTAGCAGGGTAGAGATTTCCTGTAAAATTGTTTCGTATGCACGAAGTTGTCCTACCATATACTGATATTTTTCGTGATTGTCAACCTGTCCATTTAGGACATAGGTTTGCACAGCTTTCTGTGTTTCTTCGACTTGTTTTTTTAGTTTATAAACTAATTGTATTCCGTCCATTATTTTTTAACTGATACACCACCACTAGGATAACCAAACTTATTGTTTCCTAATACTGGCTTGTAACCAGATACTTTAGTCAAACCACCTCCTGCATGAAAACTTCTTAGAGTTTTTGCAAGTGATGCCTGCTTTTTAGTTCTAGTATCAGCTTTACTTCCTTTCTTTAAAACTTTATTTGCATATTGGCCAACAGACATTCCTGCAGCGTCAGCTTTTTTTGTAAATGCTCCCGGTCTTTTAATTGCGCCTTTAATCCAATCTTTAGCCATTATTTTTTACCTGCTCCATTCCTGAAGATTTGAGTTCCCTTTATACCATATATGCTCGCCACGACAAGGATCCACAAATTTGTGAACCATGAAGGGAGCTGTGAGAACATATCGAAAAATAATTTTACTTTGTCCATCGCTGTTGGATCGTCCGATATGACTGCCCAGGCCAGCACCAAAACGGGCAAACTGAGAATTATCAAAACTGCCTCGTCTTTCCAGTCTGATTGTCGGGCTT